TGAACAAGCCGAGATAATGCGTAAGAACTTATACAAAGAACAAGAGAGGTGGGAACAACCTTTTAAGACACAAGTAAACAAAGTATTTGAGAAGCAAAGATCAGAGATATTAAACAGAATGAAAACATTTAAGGGTAAAGAGTTGACGATCAAGAACTTTGAAGAGTGGTTTTTTGATGAGCTAGACTCAAAATTACTTTGGCAAGAGTTAATACTGCCTCTAGCTACACAAATAGTTATTGAGCAATCAAAACATATATTTGATTTTGCAGATGATATTAACGTTGTCGAGGAATTAGAGCTAACGCCCAATTTACAAAATGAGATAACATCACGTATTACAAGATGGGCTTTTGACGTAGATCAAGATACACTTGAAGCTATTAACGAAACTATAACTGAAGCAACGATTGAGGGCGAGAGCGTAAGACAAATGCGAGATCGGATAAATAATATATACGACAGCGCAACTGACGTAAGAAGTACAAGGATTGCTAGAACTGAAACAATACACTTATCCAACCTAGCCTCGCTTGAAGCTATGCAATATCTACCTAGCGTTGTCGGTAAAGAGTGGATAGCAAATCCAGACGCTTGTGAGTTTTGCCAACCACTACACAAACAAGTTGTTCAACTAAATACTAATTTTGTTAATTTAGGCGAAGTAGTATCTGGGCTTGATGGTGGTAGCTATGTAGCCGATTATGAAGACGTTGAACACCCACCACTACACCCTAATTGTCGCTGTACGATTATCCCAGTTAATCGAGATCAAATGAAAGACTATAAACTCGAACAATTAGAGAAAATGCTTTATGAATATAAGGAAATGGATAAACGAACTAAAGAGGCGAAAGAACTCCTACAAACGATGGCTGAAGAAAAAGAGGAACTATCAAAAGGTAAAAAAGAATTAAACGATACTTTAGCTAAAATTGAGGAGTTAATTAAATGAGCGCTGGCAAAAAACTAAACGAAATTACAAATCGATTAGAACTAGTCAAAAAGGGTTTAGCAGAACAAAAGGACAGACAAACGCTTGTTGATAGTGTTAAAGCCCAAAATGAGGCACTAGACAAACTCCTACATAGCCTAGATGAGCTTAAATTGAAAGAGTTTCCAGAGGCTAAAGACGAAGTAGCGATTAAGAACCTAAAAGATATTGTTATTCCGGAACTAAAAGAAATTAGTCTTAAAAAGCCAAATTGGTTAAAGCAATTTAGTTTAGATGATTTAATAAATAACATTGGCGCTCTATTTGATCGACTGCTTAATAGAGAATACAAAGTTGATTTAGAAAAATTATGATTGAAGTTAGATGTAAATATTGTGGGCGTATGTTAATGAAACTTGATTTTGGAGTAGGCGAAGTTAAGTGTGGTCGGTGTAAGCGCATTGTTAGATTTAAGGTTACTACTCAAACGCTGGATAAGTTTATTGAGAAACTAAAGACTAGGGATAGTAAAGTTAAAGCAGATTGATTGACAATTTTTGCAAGAAATGAAATAATAGGTTATAGAAGCTCTTTGAAGCTCTTATATATTTGAGGACACAGATCCCCACAAACTAGATAAACCTTAACAAGTTGTCTTAGTGGCAACTTTTTTTATAGGTTGAAAGGAAATAAAGATATGGCAGGTTTTGAGAACTTTCATATCGGCGCAGGAGAACTAACTGTCAATAGTATTGATGTTGGTCATACTACTCCAGAAGGCATAGTTGTTAATGTCGAGCCTAACGTGCATTTGCACCAATCAGGCAAGTGGGGTACTACTCCAGTCAAAGCGTCTATTCTTGGTTATGAAGTAACAATTCAAATCACGATGGCAGAAACCACGCTTGCAAACTTGAATAAAGCTATTGCAGGTTCAACAACTGGTGGTAATAACTTACAAATTGGTGGTTTAGCTGGACGAGAAGTCGAGGGCAACGAAATTGTTTTAACTCCCTTTGATGGAACTGAAAGTTGGACTTTTAGGAACGCTGTTCCTACTTCACCAGTTGAAGTTTTGTATCAAGTTGAAAACGAAAGAGTGTATCAAGTTACGTTCACAGCCTTGGTTGATGAAGACGCAACTGATGACGACTCAAACGTTGTTTTTGTGAGCTAATAAAATGAGAAAAGCCTTATTAGCAATACAAAAAGCTAAAGACTTAGGAGACGGTATAATTGAAGCAATCGTAGCGACAGAGTCAGAGGATAGACACGGCGAGATTCTAGAATTAAAAGGACTAGATACTTCAAAGTATATGAAAAATCCTGTTGTACTATGGGCGCACGATTATTCACAACCACCTATCGGAAAGACTTTAACTCTAAAGAAAAAAGATGGCAAGTTAATTGCGAAAGTCAAGTTTGCGATTGATGAAGACAGCTTTGCTCATAAGATTTACAAGTTATACAAAGGTGGCTATATGAAGGCTTTTTCAATCGGATTTATTCCGAAAGAAATTGACGATAATAGGTATACAAAGGCTGAAATGATTGAACACTCATCAGTACCTATTCCAGCAAATAGCGAGGCTCTAGCTTTAGCAATTAGTAAAGGGATTATCACTAAAAAAGATATCTCGAAGTTTAATGCCGAAAGGCAGGAAGGATTTGAAATGTCAGAAAAAAAAGACATAGTCCAAAAAGAAAAGGACGAAAAATTAGTAGTAGAAGAACCTGTTGAGGAACAACCCATTGAGGAAGAACCAAAAGAGGAAGTCAAAGAAGAACCAGTCAAAGAACAAGACGACGAAGTCAAAGAGGAATTAAAAAGACTCAAAGCTTCACTTGATAAAATTACTAGTTCTTTAGAAAGCAATATTATGAGAAAAAATGTTAACTTCTCTCCAAGCGTTAAGTTTAGTGGCGAAGTTTCCAAAGAGGAAAAAACCAAACTCTGGTTTAAGGGTTTAGTTACTAATAACTACAATGACTATCTAAATGTCGTCGGCAAACAAGCTATGACTACCGATGATAACGGTGCGATTATTCCACCTGAAGAGTTTATTGCAGAAGTTAGTCGATTAGAGGAAGAATATGGTGTAGCGGCTCGTTACGTCAATTTGCGCCGAACAACTAATAACTCTTTACGAGGAATTAAAGGTGGTGATGACTTGACTTTAGTCAAAACCTCTGAATTGGGTGTTAAGTCTAAACAAGAAACCAGTTACGAGCAATTTACTCTAACTCATCTTGAATATACTGGCATTGTGCCTGTATCAGACACCTTATTAGAAGACAGCGCTATTGATCTATGGTCAGATTTGACTAATAGATTTGCACGTGCAAATGCAATTAGACAAGATCAGTTAGTTTTCACAGAGAACGATACTGATGATGATGTCTATGGTATCTTAAATGCTACCGGCACAGCACAAGTTAGCGTTTCCAGTTTAACTGAAGACGTTACTATTGCAGACGCTCTTAACGAGATGATGTACGAAGTACCTACCCCATCTATGTCTAATGGCAGATTTTATCTGCACAGAAGCCTATTAGGGCTGATTCAAAGGTTGAAAGATAGTTCAAATCGATATATTTGGCAACCTGGAATTGACGGTGGTGCGTCTGGTACTATTTGGGGTATGCCATACTCTTTGACTGAGGTGCTACCTTCTATTAACGAGATTGAAGATGGAGATCCATTCCTAATCTTCGGAGATTTGAGAAATACAATTCTCTCGGTTAGAGTTCCAATGCAAACTCAATTCTTCAATACTGGCGTTATTACTGACGCACGTGGCAACGTGTTGCTGAACTTAATGCAACAGGACGCTCAAGCGATCAGAGCTAGAGTGAGAATGAACCAAGTACACGTACACCCAGAGGCGTACTCGGTTTTAGTCTTAGGCGATATTAGTTAAATCATTTAACTAGCCCAGAGCAAGCCCCAGCCGAATAGCTGGGGTTTTTGCTTTTGTTTTTGATTACGTGATATAATGAAAATATGCTCTCAATTAAAGAAATAATCCATAGGGCAATCATCAAACCTATTAAGAAAAAGGATAAAGAAAATGAGTTCTTATACAGATCAAACAATGGTAGAAAACGTGCTTCAAAGAAGTTTAACAAACGAAGAAGAGGCGATAATTGAAAGCGCTATTGAGGCAGTTGGCGAGGCTATTAACGCTTATACTGGTCGCAAATGGCTGGATTTGGGCGTCTTAGAAGCTAGTGCCTTGAGCGAAACCAAGTTTTTTGATGGAAATGGCAAAAGAGAGCTGTTTATAGACGATTTTATTTCAATCTCACTTGTCAGATTTTACGACTCATTAGGCAACGTTACAAATACTGTACCATCAACTTCATACACTTATTACCCTCTAAACTCTAATTGGAAGAATAGTTTGTTTTTGCGAGATCGGGTGTTTCCTAATGTTAGATCGGGTGTTGAAATAACTGGTGTTTTTTATACTGGCAAAGTGCCTCTAGATATTCAAATGGCAACTGCAACATTGGTTGGTTTATTCTTTGCTAGTAGTCGAAATGTAGGCGACTTCAAGCGAGAAAGTATTGAGGGTTATAGTTATGAGATTTTAACTGGTAGCGAGAAAACAGATCAAGACAAAGCTATTTTTGACAAAATAGACTACTGGCGAAAGGTTAATATCTAATGTTAAATCACGCTTTAGAACAAGATTGTTATATTGTATCGACAACTTATAATGATGATGGCGATTTAGTTTATACAGATAAAGACGCAATTAAATGCAGGTTTAGGTGGATTACTGATTTAGATAATATAAG